TCTTTGCCAGACGGCAAAGGTAGAGGAGCAGTACGCATCTCTCCCTTACCTCGAGATCTATAGACCTCGAAGAAAGGAGTTCCACCAAGAGAACCGCAATCGGGCTCAATCGGTAGGTACTCATCTCCGCCAGACCGGCGGTAAATAGAGTACAATGCCACGACATATTCCCCTCTCCCGAGGGCGACAAGATCTTTAGTAGATCGAGTCACGAACGTGTCGAAGAAGTAGCCTGAATAGCCACGGTCGGTATACCGGGCCGGGCGCCGCTTAGGATGATCTCCTAGCAGGTGCCCGTCACCGTACCCGTCCGGACCATAGATACGGAGCGCTGGGTGGATCCAAGATTCCACTCTGGAAGCGCGTTCCGTATCCCCTCGTCTTACATAAAAGTTATGTAGAACGAAGAGGCTTTGTCCGCTTACCCATCCTTTACTATAGATGGGGCGAACATCGGTTCCCAAAAAGTAGTCCTTCCCACATGACTCCCTGAATGGGCCGTCGTGGTACGACTTCGTCAGGTTCACAACGAACCCCGCAGCTGACAGCGCTTCAACAAGCAGACTGTAAGCTTTGGTTGGTACGATGAGGTCATCACCGTAGGCTGTAGCCTCCGTGTCGCTTTCGCAACAGGAAGCAGCCAGACTCCAGAAAATCAGAGTCTCCAGGGGAAAGGTAAACCCATTCCCCATTGACGAGAACTTCTCCTGGCTGATGATTTTGCCATCTGGCAAAATCACCTTTTTGGACCGCGCTCTGTCTAAGAACGTGGCCCAATCCAAAGGAAGTAATTCGTACACCAGCTCAGTAGAGATGGTGTCCGACGCGGACGACAGGTCGAGGGTTGCTAAATCCCCCGTTAACGACCCTTCGCAAGCCCGACGCTGGTTAAGCGTCTGGTCACGTATGTCGATACCGAACGCCGCAAGTCGACGAGCCATATGCGCACCTATGCCGAGAAGAACAAGTGTGTTCAACCCAGGCTCGGTGCAAATTGACCTTAGCGACTTTGCGTTCTTCGGGACGAAGCTGAGTTTAGCCGGAATGATTTCTACCGGTACTCGGCTCCACTCGAATCCATCTTCGTCAGTCCTATCCAGGACTGAGTGGATGTCAACGAGATGGGGCAACTCTTCAAGGACGTAAGGAACGCTCCCAAAGAGTTCTTCGCTACACTGGAGCTTCTCCGCAAGTTTGCGGCGAATAGAAGCATCCTTTCGTCTGGTTGCACGCGTGGCACCAGGTCCGAAGTGTAAATCCAAATCCTCAAAGCGAGGAACCTCCCCTAGAATGCGAGAAATTTTCCGACGTGCCGCATGGAAAACGGCCTCGACGCGTGGTGAGAGACAAACTTCACCACGTCTCGCCTTCCTTAGAAGGTCATTAGTTGATTTACAAAGCTCTTCGGCTTCGAGAAACTTCTTGAGCGCTTGCGCCTCCCGATCAATGCCTATCTCTAGGTCACGGATCTTTTGGAAGAATGCAAGAGCCTGACGACAGTGATAAACACTGTTAGCCGTCAGGTGTTCGCCTTTGTAGCTGAACTCGAACTCACAAAGTTCGCGAAGACGCCCCGAGGGACGCTCACGGTCGCCGATTATTAATTCGGCTATCCGCTCTCCGCTAGCACCGCCCTCCCGGGCGTGTGAGAGTGCTAGTTCCCGATAAAGGTCAACAGACTCACTCGGGGACATTTCCTCCAGCCAGTGCGATAACTTTCGCATGTTTGCTCCATAAGAGTATAAAAGGTTGGAAACTGGGCTCGCGAGAGCCCAATTGGGAGCGATAGGGCTATAGTAAATAGCCCGGGAAAGCTCTCGACCTGGAAGGCTTCTGCCTTTCAGGTCACGGCGATAAGCTGATCAAACAGCTCAGGTGCCGGGCCAGTCGTCACTGGTGTGACGGTGGTCGAGATGCTCCCCATGACATTGACAGCCAGCTGCCGTGCAAGACGGCGGCCAGTGACAATGCCACGCTCGTGGAAATACCCCACCGTTTCCACGGTGTCGGTATACGCCACCTTGGGAGGCGCCGTATAACCGGACGAGTTTTGCGCGTTGATTGCTTCCATCACTGGAACTTCTGCGCGCGAAGAAACCCTGAACACACCACTCGGAAGCTTACGCTTCGTCATGGTGACACGTACTTGAGCGTAGTCTGGGACTCCCGCGAGGGACTCCTTCCACTTTGCCACAATCGTGCCATCGGGCTGACGCTCGATGGACTCGCCCACAAGAGTGTGCGAGACAGGGGTTGCAGCACCGTCAAAGACGGTGATATTGGCTTGCTGTGACATACAGTTGGCCTGACCGGAATACCGGCAATTGTTACAAAGTGGTCGTTCGCAACTCGACCATTAGCGAAGTTTTAACACGCTTTCGCGCTATTTCTTTAGCTGGGTAAGCAAAGCAATAGCGTTCGCACAATGCTGCCATGAGGCAGCCTTGTCTAGTCCCTTAAAGGAAGGTAAAGGGAGAGAAGGCGCGGACGAACTAACAGAACGAGTGAAGTGGTTATAACGGTGGTAATACCCACCTGAAGGTAATGCTCCGGTAATATTACCCCGGAACGCCTTCAAGATATGGCTCACCACCCATGTCCCACTCACGCACGATCCTACCGCACGAGCATCCAGATATTGACCGATTGGTATAAACCAATCGACAACAAATGACCAAGGGAGTAACTCCCAGGCCACATTTTCTGGATTCAAGAGCCCGAGGGCTGCTGCAGTAGACGGTTTCTCGGTCATAAAAACTGTGACCTTGAGCCGCTCTTCGGAGAGAACCTCCCAAGAGTATCGTTTGTCCAGGGGAACCGAACCGCCACCCGTTTTATGGGAGCGTTTCGACCTGAACACCGAGGCGTTGTACTTCTTACGGTACGGAACCTCGACCAAATTTGCGAGCATTTGAGCGCCCGCTTCTGCATCTTTCAAAAGAGGCAGCCAGCCGTACTGGAGTTCTAACCAGTTTTGGCTGAGAGTTTTGGAAAGCGACCCCTTCCCAGGGGTATGCTTGAACTTAAGCGTGCCAGCACGGGTTGTGCCGGCAAGCAGGGTAGCAGTGGCATCGCCAATGTTTCCCTTCTTCAGGGCCTTCAAGGATTTGTAAATCCGAATTGCCGACCCTGTGATAAGTTCGAGGGCTTGATGACCCTCTCCTAGGAACACCGACGCATTAAAGTCGGAGCCGAAGATCTTCTCACGAAGCTTCGCGATTGCTTTGGCGAGATCATTCCCGCCTAGCTGTTCGACGTCAGCCGAAGTGCCGTCATCGTGCGTGTAA